CATTATCTAACGGTGATGCCACTAACAAATTGTATGTTGATGGTGCTGCTTCAACTGCACAAGCTAACGCTGAAGCTACTGCTTCTGCTGATGCTACTGCAAAAGCAGATGCTGCACAAGCTAATGCTAATTCTTATACTGATTCAGAGCTTAATGGTTCAAGATATACAGGTCAAGCAGGTGTGTTAGATTGGACATTAGTAGATGGTGTTTATACTCAAACAATAACACATAATATAAGTTCAGCTTATCCTGTGGTACAATTATTTGATAACAATAATAAGGCTTGTGAATTAGGAATTGATGTTATAGATGCACAATCTATTTTGTTAACAAGTAATATTATACTTGGTGGTAACATATATGTTACTGTATTAAGAGGTGGTGCTTTTTAATAAACTTAAATAAATTAAAAACTTAAAACCCATCTTATTTAAGGTGGGTTTTATTTTATTTATAAATTAGTATTTTTGTAAAAAAAATAAAATGGCAGAGAAAAAGTTTTTTACTGATATTAACTTACAAGGTAGTAATGTTATTAATCTAAAAGCAGACACATTAGATATTACAACTAATTTAGCAAGTGCTAATACTAAAAGAATAGTGTATTGGTCCGGGCAATATCATTATTCAGATGGAACAGCGTGGTATGCATTAGCTACTGCTTTAGGATATACTCCGGCAAATAGAGCTGGTGATACTTTTACTGGTTTAATTTTTGCAACAAACTTATCAGGTACTAATACTGGTGATGAAACAAATGCAACTATTAAAACTAAACTTGGTGTTGCTAGTAGCAGTGAAGACGGATACTTGTCTTCAACTGATTGGACTACATTTAACAATAAACAAGCTGGGCTTGGCTTTACTCCAGCAAACATATCAGGTGATACTTTTACTGGAGATATTTATGCTGAAAATTTAAGTGGTAATAATACTGGTGATGAAACTACAGTAAGTATTAAAAGTAAGCTTGGACAATCATCTTCTACATTTGATGGTTGGTTAAGTTCAGTAGATTGGAATACATTTAATTACAAACTTAGTTCTAATGGAATTTGGAGAGGTAGTACATTTAGAAATAACTCTACAACAATTGATACTACAGCAGGTGTAACATTAGCCACAAGTGGTACTAACGTTGCTAGAACAATCTCAGCTACTTCATATGCAACAAGAAATATTAGAATGGGTGTAACAGCAAGTATTGTTGCAACAGGTAGATATTCTGGAATGAGAGGTTCTGCTTTATTATGGTATGTTTCTGGTGGATTTCTATTTACTGGTGAATTTAATATCTCAGATACAGCAACTGCTACAGGTACACATAACTTTTGGGGTCTTGCTTCATCAACATCTGACTTAGTTATAGGTGGTGCAGCAAATGATCAACCTTCTTCATTGATAAATATTATTGCATTTGCAAATGATTCAGGAGATGCAAACTTGCAAATAATGCACAACAATGCATCTGGTACAGCAACAAAAATAGATTTAGGTTCTTCATTCCCATCTAATAGAACTGCAGGCGCTGCTATAACAACAATCTACAGTTGTTACTTATATAACGCTCCAAATTCAAGTGAAGTTAATTATAGAATAATAAATAAAGAAACAGGAGCTATTGCACAAGGAACAATATATGATAATTTACCAGCACCAGCTTTAAATTTCTTTGGTGCAAGAACTATGGGTACATCCGGAGGTGGTATTACTAACTCAGGACAATTTGATGTTTATAGATTAGGTGTTTATTCTTTATAATTATGAAACAGTTTACATTATCAACAAGTTATTTTATTGAGCCGGATTTAGAGGCTAATGTTTGTTTAAGACCATCTGATTCACAGATATCAGATTACATTGCAAGTTTTTTTAATTTTTCAAATGAACAAGATGCATTAGATGCAATACCTGATTTAATTATAAATCAGACACCTGTCTTATTTGAGAAGTTTCAAGAGATGGATAATGTCCCAGTTGATGTAAGAAATGAGTACTATTTATAGTATATTTTAAAAAATTTTAGTATATTATAATATATATTTATTAACTAATTTTTTATGGATTCAACAACACTAGCTCTGATACTTTTTATATCAGGTACAATCATTACTCTTTTTGGTTTCTTTTTAAGAAATGCTTATAATGATACCAGAAAAGACATTGAATTGCTATTAAATCATCATAGCAAAACAAGTGAAGAACTTGGAAAACTCAAAGGTAAAATTGAATTAGTACAACAAGAAAACCAATTAAAGTATCAAGCTATACAAGAGTTGACTCAGCTTGAGATTAAAAATCTAGCCAAGAATGTTAGTGAACTTTCAGATGCTGTAAAAGAATTAATAATCAAAAGACCAACAACATCAAGATAATGGAAAAATTAACTATGAAACAAAGATGGATGGCACCAACACCTAAATTTTGGAAAAAAGTACAAAGTATAGGTATTTTATTAAGTGCTGTAGGAACTGTATTAGCTACTGCTCCAGTAAGTTTACCAGTAGTGATTGTAACTGCAGGTAGTTATGCAGCATTTGGGGGAAGTTTAATTGCTGCTATGTCTCAACTAACAGTTGATGAATCACAATTAGAAAAATATTAATAACAAAAATTATGAAGTTTAGAAATATCTGGAAATCTCCAAATAAACAATGGGATAAACTAATTTTAAAAATTAGAATTTCAAGTGTAGATTTATTCAGTATAGAAGTTGATATGACAAGAGATTTCTATTGTTTAACCCTGTTGAATTTTACAATCAAAAACAGGTAATACTCATTACCATAATGGTAGTTATGCTAATCCAGGTGTTTATACATCTGGATTTTTTTATTTTAAATATTTTAGATTTAAACTTTATTAGTATTTTTGTTTAAACTTAAAAAATATAAAAATGGAAAATGTAACAGAAGAAAGAGAATTGACACATGAAGAGTTAGCTGCAAGAAAGGAAGAAATGAAGCAGTTTTATATTGAGTCACATCCTTATTTGGAAGCACAAGCTAAGTATGAAAAGCTATTGACTGAAATAGAAGAAGCAAGATTTAAGAGAGCTACAATTCAAATTCAGTGGGCTAACATTATGGCAGCTCAACAAGAGCAAGAAGGAAATGAAAGTGAGGAGGAAGAAGAAAGTGCGGAACAACCTTCTCCTACAGCAGAGAGAAAACTTAAAAAATCATAAACATGGCAACAGTTAACCAAGTTCAGAAAAAGGTAAAGATGCCTAAATGGGATGTGGTTAAGTTTCAGATATTAACTCATTGCTACATTAACCGTGTAGTAATGAGTGATTCTGATTTAAATTGTTTGACATTATTAAGTTTTAATCAACCAGTAGAACTAACTCATTTTTGTTATGATGCATCTTCTGAGGAAGATTGGATATTTAAATCTCCACAGACTGTAAGAAATTGCATAAACAAAGCTGAAAAGATTGGATTGGTTATTAAAGATCCAAGTAATAAAAAACAAGTTTTGCTTAATCCAGCCTTGAAGATACAGACAGCAGGAACAATACTACTTGACTATAAATTATTAGGGTATGAATCCGAAGAAAACACACAACCTGTATAAAACTCTTTCAGAAGAGTTAAGTATAAGTGAACAATTAATTGAAGATCTTGTAGAGTTCATGTACAAGAATTTAAGAAATAATTTATCAAATCTTGTTCACCCTAGAATTAATGTAGATGGTTTGGGTCAATTTGTATGTAAAGCCTATAATGTTACAAAAGGTATAGCCTATACTGAGAAAAAACTTAAAAGCCATGATACTTCTACATTTAATGCTTACTTTAATAAAAAGAAACTTGAGTCAAAACTTGAGTTATTAAAGGAACTACACATCATCATTTTAAAAGAAGAGGAAAGAAAAACCAAGTTTAAAGAATCTAAATATGAAACCGAGTCTAAAGGAAATCTGGAAGAATAGAAAACAGATTATGGAAGGTATTACAAATTCAATAATAAGAGATGAGTTTGTTGAAGAGATTGCTGCAGAAAGATTAGCAGTATGTAATACATGTGAATTTAAAGATGAGATAGGAGAATCTTGTGTACTTACAGGATCTCAACCTTGTTGCAGTATTTGTGGTTGTGCTTTTAAATTTAAAACAAGAGCCTTGTCATCAGAGTGTCCGAAAGAAAAATGGAAATCAGTAGTTACTGAAGAAGATGAGGATAAACTAGATAATCTTAAATAAGATGAGTATATATTTTAATGCAATAGACCATAGTTATAAAAGCTTAGCAGCTGAAGATAACATTGATTGGATCAGTGTAACAACATTAGTATCCCATTTTAAGAAACCATTTGAAGCAAAAAAGATTGCTGAAAAAGTTTCCAAGAATAAGAGATCTAAATGGTTTGGTATTGATCCAAAGAAAATTCAGGAAATTTGGGAAGCTGAAGCTGACAGAGCTGTAACTCTTGGTACATATTATCATAACCAGAGAGAAGCTGATTTATGTGCGCTTGCTTCTATAGAAAGAGAAGGTAAGACAGTTCCTGTTATAGCTCCTGTACCTTTACTTGAAAGTGGGATAAAAATGGCTCCGTCTCAGAAACTTGAAGAAGGTGTGTATCCTGAGCATATGGTTTATCTTAAATCTGCAGGTATTTGTGGACAATCAGACTTGGTTGAAGTAGTAAATGGTAAAGTAAACATCATAGATTATAAGACCAATAAAGAAATTAAAACAGAATCTTTTGTAAATTGGGAAGGGATGTCAGACAAACTAATGTTTCCATTAGATAATTTAGATGACTGTAACTTTAACCATTATGCAATACAATTAAGCATTTACATGTACATTATGCTTAAACATAATCCAAAATTAAAACCTGGAAGAATGTTTATACATCATGTTACATTTGAAGTAGAGTCTGAAGATGAGTATGGTTATCCTACTGTCAAGAGAGACCACACAGGGGAACCGGTTGTGAAAGAAGTTATTCCTATAGCAGTACCCTATTTAGTAGATGAGGTAAATGCAATAATGCATTACATTAAGGAGAATAATATTAAAATTAAAAAGAAATGATAGTAAGATTATTTGATGTTCAGAATGGTACTGTAATACCTACAGAACATTGTTATACACTAAAAGCTTTAAAAGATATCATGGATAACTATCCAGATGATCACTTAAAGATATACCAGTATTTGTTTTACATGACATGTCCAAATCCGGATATGAATCCTTTTTTTAATACTCCAGAGATAGATAAAGAATCTATTATACTTCAAGAAATTGATGCAGAGTTTTCTACTGAAGATGAAGATATAAGAATAGCTTTATTATTCTGTCAAAGAATGTATGAAACTCCAACATCTAGAGCATATAAAGGTATGGCATCTATGCTAGATAGATTAGCAAGATATATGGAAACAACTACAATTACTGCTGGTAGAGATGGTAATATCAACTCACTTGTAGCAGCTGCAAAAAACTTTGATCAGATTAGAGCATCATTTAAAGGTGTATACAAAGACTTACAAGATGAACAATCCAGCAAAGTGCGCGGAGGAATTGGTTTATCATATGATAGTTAATATATTAATAATCAAAAAGTTATGGATTATAAACACGTATATGATAAACTAATACTTAAAGCTAAATTGGAAAATAGAAATAAATCTGATTTAGCTTATTTTGAAGCACATCATATTAAACCTAAATCTTTTGGTGGTGAAGGTGATTGTAGAAATACAAATCATCCTAATATTGTTTTATTAACCCCCAAAGAACATTATATTGCACATTTATTATTGAGTTATATTTATCCGGATTCTCCTGCAATGCAAACTGCTTTATGGAGTATGCTAATAACAAAACAAAATGTAAGATATAAACCTTCTTCAAAAACTTATGCACAAATAAGAGAAAGATATATTAAATTAACTAAAGGTGTAACAAATCCTTTTTATGGTCAATGTCACACTAATGAAAGTAAATTAAAAATTTCTTTAAAAGCCAAAGGTAATACAAGATGGTTAGGTAAAAAGCATGATGAAAATACTAAACTTAAGTTAAGTGAATGTAGAAAAGGTAAATTGCTAACGGATGAAACTAAACTAAAAATAAGCAATTCAATAAAAGGTGGTAAACATTATAATGCTAAACCTATTATATGTATAAAAACAAATAATATATTTGGTTCAGGTAAAGAACTATCAGAACATCTTAATGTACCTTTTAGTACTGTAAGAAGATATTTAAATGGTACTACTAAACCTCCTGTTTGGTTCCATTATCAAAGAATAATTATATGAGAGAAATATATCAAGACATACCAACTTGGGATAACGGTACATGGACTGTTACTGATTTTAACTCAAGAGAAGAGTTTGCTCAATTTTTACTTACTAATGTTTTTAAAGAACCAGGTAAGTATGAATTCAATGATACTACAACAATGTTGTTTACACAAGAATCTAGTAAGTTCAACAGAGACAAGGTTTATTGTGTAGCCCCATTTAAATCTAAAGACTTTATTAAATATTGGGATGACCAAAAAGCAAAATGTAGAAGAGGACTCTTAATAAAAGAAAATGGTAAATTCTGGTATATGACTAGAGATTACTACATGTGGTTAAACTTCTTACCTATCTTCAACAAAGAGATTCAGAAGTTTGGTTTTGCTGATATCCGAGATGCACAGTATCATATGGCACTGTATGAAATACTAGCAGAATTAAATTATAAGCATGTAGCTATTCTAAAGAAAAGACAGATAGCATCTTCATATTACCATATGGCAAAGCTGATTAATCAGCAATGGTTTGAAGAAGGGGTTACTCTAAAGATTGGTGCCAGTCTTAAAGATTACATCAATGAAAAAGGTTCTTGGAAATTTCTTCAAGAATATGCAGCATTCCTTAATGAGCACACAGCATGGTATAGACCTATGTCACCAGACAAGGTTATGATGTGGCAACAGAAAATTGAGGTAAGAAGAGGTGATAGAAAAACAGAAGTTGGTCTCAAAGGTACTATCCAAGGTATGTCATTTGAGAAAGATCCAACAAATGGTGTAGGGGGTCCGGTTAAATACTTCTTTCATGAGGAGGCCGGGATTGCTCCTAGGATGGATAGCACATATGAGTATATGCGTCCAGCCATGAGATCTGGTTTGATTACTACAGGTATGTTTATTGCAGCAGGATCTGTGGGGGATTTATCTCAGTGTGAACCATTGAGAAAGATGATTATGGACCCTGTAGCTAATGATATATACACAGTAGAGACAGATCTTTTAGATGATAAAGGTACTCCAGGTGTGTCAGGTTTATTTATACCTGAACAATGGTCTATGCCACCATACATAGATCATAATGGTAACTCTAAAGTAGAAGAAGCATTACAAGCTTTAGATGATCAGTTTGAAGCATGGAAAAAAGAATTGGATCCTGAGACATATCAGTTGAGGATTTCTCAGCATCCAAGAAATATAAAAGAAGCATTTGACCATAGAACGGTATCTAAGT